TGAAAGTTCTTTGAAACTGGCATTTAGTAATGCAAATCAAATCGACCAAGAATATATAAGTCAAAAACCGGATGGTGTGGCCAAAGACATATACATAGAAACATATGTGCCTAATAGAACTGCACAAATTGCTTTGTCGAACTACACATTAATGAAGGCAATTATACCAGGAGACAGCGGTATAACAGCAGGAAGAACAGTTAATATTTTGTTATATTCTTTAGGCATGGAAGGCACACCAACTGCGGCTACAAGGCAAAAAGATGAATATTTTTCTGGCATATACTTAGTCACCGCTGTTAGACACATCATACAAACACAAGGTGTATATCAAACTATTTTGGAATTAGCAAAAGAAAATACTAAATTGAAATATCCAGACCAATCATATTTGAGAGCAGTAAATGAATAATAATTTTATAGGTAAAGATGGATTCATATGGTGGGTCGGTATCAATGAATTCAGAGGTGATCCATTGGGTCTAGGCCGATGCAAAGTTAGAATTTTTGGTTGGCACACAGATAACAAAATAGATTTACCAACGGAAGATTTACCTTGGGCTCTACCCATGTATCCTATTAATCATTCAAAATCATTTTCAGCACCTATGTTGGGTGAATGGATTGTAGGGTTTTTTATGGATGGTGAATCGGGTCAGGCACCGGTGATGATGGGTGTTTTACCTGGACTAGAAAAAGAACCAGACCAAACAACACAAGAGTATATTTAAAATGGCAGATACAGTAGAACCAAGTGGTCCAGTCGCAACAGATTTACCAATTATTGGTAATGAAAATCTAAAACCACCAGAAGGTGCGGAGAATGATGGTCGTGTGCCTGGAACACCAACAATACCAATGTGTGCAAGAAGTGTTGTTACAGGCACCAGTAGAGGTAACAACAATAAAAAATTAACTCACGTTTGCGGTTTTATTGATGAGATGAGAAAAAACATCTATTTGAAAAAGTTTATTAAATCTACAGCACAAGCAATTAGGGAACAAATTAGAAATATTTTAAAAGCAATTGGATTAGGTGATACTTCAGGAGCATTTGCATATATTACCGCCAAATTAAAAGAAGTCGCACGTTGGTTGAAAACTGTGCAGAAATTTTTAAAAGACGTTATAAATTTTGAAAAATACGTATTGGCATATATCACAAAAATTAGAGCAATTATTGACTGGATACGTTCCCTACCAGCTAGATTTTTAGCGTTGTTAGCACAATGTTTAGCTAAATTCCTAAAACTTATTGGTGGTGTTTTATCAGATTTTTGGCAAGAATTGACAGCCGGAACTGATAGTGGTCTAGGTGAGTTAATTAGTTCAGCAAAATCCGTTGTAAATGAAACCATTACGACAGTTCAATTAGCTGGCACTGCTGCAGCGGGAGTAGTTGTTATTGCTGGTGCCGCAACAGTAGGATTATTAGTGCCAACTTCAGCTGCGGAAGTTTCTGCGGCCAATAGAACAATTTCAACATACAATGCAACATTACCAACAACAGATAGTGTGGCTGCTCTAGCTGCACCGCCACCACAAAAGAAATCTACACCTTAAATTATGACTGACATTAATTCACCTCCAATAGAAAATGTGTGGACAGAACCAGAATCTGCTGCTAACACTTATTATCAACCAATATATCCATATAATAACGTACAGCAAACTGAAGCTGGACATAAATTTGAAATGGATGATACTCCTACCAGAGAAAGAGTTTGTTTATCACATAGAAGTGGAACATTTATTGAAATGCATCCGAATGGTGACGAAGTACACAAAGTTTATGGTAATGGATTTACAATTATTGTTTCAAATAAAAACGTATTGATTGGCGGTGATTGTAATATTGAAATTGAAGGAAATTGCAATATCAACGTATTAAAAGATATGAACGTTCAAGTTGGTGGTAATTATAATCTACAAGTTAGAGGTGAAACAAATGTTAGGTCTGTTGGTGAAATAGACATTTTGGGTGATTCTGATGTAAGAATTACGGCCGATGAAAATTTTGGTGGCACCATGTACCTTGGTGCTGCTGACCATATATCAATTGCTTCAGATTTAAACATTGCTGGTTCGGTTCATGCTGACATGATTAATGCCGAATCGAGGGTTACTGCTGGAGTTGGTGTTTATGCTGGTTTTGCAGGATTCACAACATCTGGTGGCGTGTCTGCTGGATTCCCTACACCAGCTTCACCAATTGCATTGACACACGTAAATGCTGCAGTTTCAGTAAATGCGCCTTTGGCCAATTTTTCGTTGGCCAAGATAGGTGTTATGGATGCAGTTTTAATGGCAGATAAAATCAATACTGCAATATTTGATTCACACATTCATGGGAATGGCAATAACGGATTCCCAACAACTTCACCACTTGCATTTTTCGTAGGAGTATAATATGCCAACCAGTGAATTTCCTTCAGGTCTTTTTCATTCTTTCAATTATAATTTTGATGACCCTAACGGTTACATAAAAGAGTTGTCACAAGACACATTAGAACATTTGGGAAGTATGCCGCCGTTCATCACACCTTGGCAAGCAGAAGATATTGCAAACCAAGATTTTGATGGATATTATCAAAATCCAATGCAAAGTGTAGTAATGGCAATTTGGGCAAATGCAAACGCTATCTATATGGCAGCAAACACAGGCAATGGTGTGGTTAATATGGCGAATGTGAAATCGTCTGCAACTGAGTTAATAAGTAACACACAAAGTTTTTTATTTCATACAAATAGATTGTCTGGAATAACTGCATGGACTGGTACAGATACAATCAATCCATACATGGAACAAGCTATGACTCTTGGAAGAACAGCAATGTATATTACTCACCAAACTGATGGTGTGACAAATAATGCACCGATTTTGGGTAGTTTCTGTAGTTTAATGATTGAACCACAACTTATTGCAAATAACGATACATTAACCATTTACACATCAAATGTTGTTAATAGTATATCTTCTTCATTCGATATAGTTTTACAACAAACTGTACACACTTCGAATTTAACTGGAACACAAATTTCAACAATAGACACACATATCAACAATTTGAAAAATTATATGAGAAATAGACAAATTGGTGATGTTGATTATTACAATAATGTAAAGTATTTTATTGATGGTTACAATAAAACCAAGAAATTAAACAATTTGGGTGAAACGGAGAAATATTTAATTCAAAACTTCATCGGCACAGATAAAGCCAAAACAAGAATTGCATAATTGCCGAAATTTCGAATTTTTGCGTTCCGGCTCAAGAATTTTTCCGCACAGCTTCAAGAATCCAAAAAAGCGTTTTACTCCTAGACATAAATAAAAGATGGCAACCATACAAAAACTCTACTCCGATATAGACTTCACACTCTCCAAGAGACCTGTGTTGAATGATATTGCTTTAAGTTATGACAATCAGGCCATTATCCGTTCTGTGAGAAACATATTATTAACAAAAAAGTTTGAAAAGTTATGGAATCCAGAGTTTGGTTCCAATATAGATATTCTTTTATTTGAAAATATCTCTAGTGTTACCGCATCAGCTTTAGAAAAAGAGATTTCAGTTGCAATATCAAACTATGAACCTAGAGTAAACATGAAAAGTGTTTTGGTAACACCTTACATCGACAGAAATGCTTATGATGTTACACTAACATTTTACATAGCAAATGCAACACAACCAACTACTGTAACAGTTTTTTTAGAGAGAAACAGATAAAATGGCAGGTGCTAATTCAAATTTCAACATAACCGAACTAGATTTCGGTTCAATCAAAGACAGTTTAAAAAACTATATGAAGGACAATGGCGTCCTTAATGATTATAATTACGAAGGTTCTGCAATTTCCACACTGTTGGATGTATTAGCATACAACACGCAATATAATGCATATTACTTGAACATGGTTGCAAATGAAATGTTTTTGGATACTGCATTACAAAGAAATTCAGTAGTTTCTCAAGCAAAACTATTAAATTACACACCAAAATCAGCAATTGCACCTTCAGCCACAATCAAATTGACAATAAATGGTGTAACAGATTCAACACTAACTCTACCAAAATATACAAACTTCCTTTCAGAAGCAATTGATGGTATCAATTATAATTTTGTGAATACTGATGCACATACTGTAGATGTTGTTAATAGTGTTGCAGTATTTAATAATCTAACAATAAAACAAGGCAGACCACAAACGTATTCGTTCCTAGTAGACACCGGAACAAATCCAAAAGGTCTGTTTAAATTACCAGATACGAATATAGACACAACGACACTTTTGGTGGCAGTACAACAGTCTACATCAAACACTTCGTTAACAACATACAATTCATCAACAGATTATCTATCTTTAGGCAACGATTCTGAAGTATATTTCTTACAAGAAGGATTAAATGGTTACTATGAAATTTATTTTGGCAATAATATTCTAGGTAAGAGTTTAAATAATGGCAATATTGTTCGTGTTTCATATGTTACAACTCAAGGATTAAACTCCGCTGGCGCAAATAATTTTGTCATAATGAATACTGTTGCGGGTTACAGTAACACGGTTATTACACCGATAACTTCTGCAACACAAGGTTCTTCAAAAGAAACCATTGACTCTATTCGTTTTCAAGCACCAAAATCTTATGCTGCACAAGGTCGTGCAGTAACCAAAGATGATTACATAACAGCGATTCAACAAAATAAATTGGGTTATTCTTTTGATGCAGTGAATGTTTGGGGTGGCCAACAAAATGATCCTCCTGTTTATGGTCGTGTATTTGTTTGTATGAAACCGACTGGTGCATATACGATTACAGAAAATCAAAAATCAAAACTGATTAAAGATGTTTTAAAACCAATTTCTTTAATGACAATTGAACCAACGATTGTTGATCCAGATTATACTTACGTACAAATTACAGCAAATGTGTTGTATGATCCAAAGAAAACAACTGCTACATCGGCACAAATTAAGGCTGCCGTTAGAAATGTTATCAATCAATACGCTAGGTCAACTTTAAATACTTTTAATTCAACATTCAAAGCGTCCGATTTCAATAATAGAATCAACGCAACCGATTCTTCTATCATTACAAATGAAATTTCTATCAAGTTACAAAAGAAATTCTTTCCAAATTTAAGTACACCAACAACATACAAACTATATTACGGAACAGAACTGAAAAAAGGTATGTTCTTGACTGGTATATTGAGTTCACCGACAGTGGTCTATAGAAATCCATTAAACTTGGCGCAAACTATTCAAGGCCTTTATATCGAGGAGGTACCTTCATCCTCAGGTGGTGTAGAATCTATTACAGTTACGAATCCTGGTTATGGTTATGAATATCCACCAAAGATTACTATATTAGGTGATGGTTCCGGTGCAACAGCAGAAGCAGTAGTGGTGAATGGTGTTATTAAAAGAATTAAAGTCTTAACAAAAGGCACAGGATATACATCAGCAATATTGACAATAACAAATGCAGCCAATGATACAACAGGTACACTTGGTGCAGCAACAGTTATGCTTGAAGGTAAATATGGCACATTAAGAACTTATTTTAATGATACATTTAATGTGAAAACAGTCTTCAATGGTAATATTGGTACAGTAGATTACAATAATGGTATCGTTACATTAAATGCGTTTTCGCCTATTACAGTTGACAATGAATTAGGTCAACTAACATTGACTACAACACCTACATCAACTATTATATCATCTTCTTACAACAGAATCATTACAGTGGATGAATTTGATCCACAATCAATCATTGTCAATGTAACAGCTAAAACAACATGATAGAAAACGGCCAACTAACCTCTTTATTGGTCAAGGACCAATTACCTGAGCATATTCGTGACAATGACCAGTATATAAACTTTCACACGTTTATTAAGGCATACTATGAATGGATGGAAGAAACGGGTAAAGTTACCGAACGTACCAAGAATCTGTTATCATACAAAGATATTGATACCACAACAGAAGAATTTTTAGATTACTTTACTAATGATTTTTTACCATTCTTTCCAAAAGATACTCTGTTAAGTAAAGAAGAAGCAGTTAAAGTTGCAAGACAATTATACCAAACAAAAGGTACACCAGCATCATACGAATTCCTTTTTCGTATACTTTTCAACTCAGACTTTGAAGTTTTTAATACAAAAGAAGCGGTGTTTAAGGCCTCTGCTGGTACATGGTATGTTTCAAAGAGTTTAAAACTTGCATCAAGTAATCGTAATTTTCTAAACACCAAAAATCTGAGAGTGTTTGGTTTAGAATCAAAGTCTATTGCCACGATTGAAGCAGCGGTATTGGTTGGAGAAAAAACAGAAATCTTTATTTCAGATATTCAAAGACTGTTTGAATCTGGAGAATTTGTTAAGATAGTTGACTCAAACAACCAAGATGTATTGTTTAACGGTCAAATACTTACAGGAAAAATTGTAGGTCAAATCAGTCAAATTAAAATAAACTCCGTTAAACGTGGTTCTTTATACCAACCAGGTGATCCTGTTGTTGTATTTGATGGTATGGATGATGACACCACTGGTGTTGGTGCATCTGCTATTGTTTCTGAAACAACAAAAGGTTCTTTACAACGTATCAATGTTGTTAATGGTGGTTTCGGTTATACTTTAAAACCAAACACAGTTGTTACAGTGATTGGTGGTGGAGGTGCCAAAGCAAACGTATATGCTCTGTCTAATTTCTTACCACCATCTTACACGATTGTTAATGGCGGTTCAGGTTATAGAATAAATGACAGGGTGAATTATGCTAACGCAGCATTTGCTTACGTTACTAGTGTTAGTGCAAACGGTTCAATTACAGGCATTAAATATGTACCTTCTGTAAATGCACAGGCTGTTGTCAGTCTCACCGCAACAGTACAATCATCTAATGCTTTGGCTAGTGGTGCAGTTATAACAACCGCATCAGCACCTGGTAATGCAAGAGCAAATGTCGGTTACATTACAACTGATGTTATTGGATTTAAAAATAATATTTTAATTGGCAATAGCAATTTCTTTTTTGCAAACATGGCAAGTGCAAATGCAAACACAAGATTAATTGATGCACTTTCTTTTGGTTCACTAGAGACAAGTTCAATATTCAGTATGATTGTTGACAATGGTGGCGGCGGCATCTCTACTGTGCCTGAAGTAGAAGTTATATCTACTATAGAAACTGAAGATGAATTTGATGTTTATTCAGCCTTACGTTCTGATATTGCACCTCTTGGTATACTTGCACCAATTCAAATCATTAATGGTGGAGGTTGGTATCAAGCAAACGATAGAATAGTTTTTACTGGAGGTTCTGGTCAAGGTGCATATGCAAATGTTACCAGCATTGGTGCAAACGGCACTATAACAGGAGTATCTTATTTTTATGATCCAGCCAATCCATTTCCACTTTATACATTGGGTGGAACAGGTTACAAAAATGAATTTCTACCTTCAGTAAGTGTTCAATCAGCAAACGCACGAGCATCTGGTGCAATCTTAACAGTACCTGGAATACTAGGCACTGGTGCTGACTTCTCTTTAGTTGTTGACCGAGTTGGTTCAGTTACTACAATCGGCATACAAAATTATGGCGAAGATTACTCATCACAACCAGGTGTATCATTAAAGATACAAGATATTGTTGTGTCAAATGTTGCGATTGAAAATCTACCACGTAAAGGTGAGGTCATCTATCAAGGTCCGACAATCAACCTATCAACATATACCGCCAGAGTTAATTCAGTATCATTATTGGCTCCAGATGCAAACACACAATTGTCACTGTACAATCTACAAGTGTTTAACTACAATGCAAATCCAAATCCAAATTTAACATTGAAGATATTAGGTGAAGATAGAAACATCAACTTGAGAATGGCCAACTCGGCATTTCCGCAATTTGAAAAATCATATAGTTACTTTGATGCATCAGGTAATAGAACAGTATACACCAGAAACTATAACAAACAAGGTTACATTTCATATGGTGACGGCTCAGCAAAAGCAAACGCAACATTCTTAAATGGATTGGTCATCGGTGATGGTCAGTATTTGACCTCACAAGGACAACCAAGTTCATTTGACATTATGCAGGACGATAGGTACAATAACTTTACCTATTTGATTACAGTTGATAAAGAGATTTCAAAATACAGAGAAGTTCTTTTAGGTCTGTTACATCCTGTAGGAACAAATGTGTTGGGACGTTATGGTTTAAAATCAAATAACAATATAAATTCACATGTTTTTGAAGCAATGTATTTGGGTAAACCATGGTCTTATTATATTGTTATGAATGTGGAAAATGTGGTAACAATTGTAACAGATTTTACCAATAAAAGTAACAACATAATTAAAATCAATCAAACAAATGGTGCAAACTTAGAACAAATATTTACTCCAAATACACACATTCTTATTGAGACCAAAAATGGACCAAATGTATATTCAGAAATTGTTTCGGTTAGCAATGCAACAAGCACAGTTACACTTGCAAGTAATGTTTGGTTGACCTATGCAAACGTTGCCTTGGTAACAGGTAACTCTGGTTCAAACGTACTAAATATTACATCTCTAACAGGTCTATATGATTTGATGAACAATGGAAACTATAGTGATCCAGTGTATCCAATAAGAGATATTGTTTATCGTGGTGACGTTGTTCTTGTTGATAACAATTCAAGCAAAGTGGTTAACACAGTTGATTATGTAAACAAAAAAATATATTTGACAAGTAATTTGAGTTCGACAACAAATTCTCATATGGCTGTGAAAAGAACCTTCATTGCAAACAGTACTATATCATCAAGTCAAATTGAACTATACGGTTCAGCTGGAGTACCATATATGCCAGAACTCGCCACAGAAGATGGTGATACATTAATAACAGAAGATGGAAAAACAATCCTATTGGGGTAAACAATGTCAACAGTAAAAATTTCGCAATTAACACAGGGTAGTATAACAACCAACAAAGCCAATACAATTTTTGTTGGTGTGAACTTGGAAGCAGACAGCACCAATTCATATACATTAGAACAAATTTCTCAATTGTCTGATGCATCAACACAGGCGGCTTTCTTACAGGCAAATACACCATCAAGCGTTGCAAATTCTGCTGGCAATTTTGCCAACGGTGCATTTCTTGCAGCCAATTCTGGTGCATTATTTGCCAATGCATCATTCATTACAGCCAATGCTTCTTATGTTGCACAGAATACTACCGCATCGTTCGCTAACGGTGCCTTTGAAACTGCTAATGCCTCTTATACATCTCAAAATACTACTGCAACATTTGCCAATGCGGCCTTCACAAGAGCCAACTCTGGTTATGCACAGGCTAATAGTGCTGCATCGTTTGCAAACGGGGCTTTTGTTTCATCAAATGCTTCTTATGATAAGGCAAACTCAAATTCATTATTTGCTAATGCGGCTTTTATAACAGCCAATTCGGCAGCATCATTCGCTAATGGTGCATTTGTATCGGCTAATTCTGGTGCAACATTCGCAAATGCGGCTTTTGTAACTGCTAATGCATCGTATGATTCACAAAATACTACAGCATCATTTGCTAACGGTGCCTTTGTAACAGCCAATTCAGCCGCAAGTTTTGCTAATGCATCTTTTGTAACTGCTAACTCATCGGCATCGTTTGCTAACAGTGCCTTCATAACAGCCAACTCAGCTGCAAGTTTTGCTAATGCATCTTTTGTAACAGCCAATGCATCTTACGAATCACAGAATACAACTGCATCATTTGCTAATGGTTCTTTTGTTAGAGCTAACTCATCTTATACAGCACAAAATACTACAGCATCATTTGCTAATGGTGCTTTTGTAACTGCTAATAGTGGTGCATCATTCGCAAATGCAGCATTTGTTACAGCCAACTCATCCTATACTGCACAAAATACAACTGCATCATTTGCCAATGCAGCATTTGTAACAGCCAATGCATCTTACGAATCACAAAATACAACTGCATCATTCGCTAACGGTGCATTTGTAACAGCCAATGCAGCTGCTAGTTTTGCTAATGGTTCTTTTGTAACAGCCAATGCAGCTGCTAGTTTTGCTAATGGTTCTTTTGTAACAGCCAATGCAGCTGCTAGTTTTGCTAATGCATCTTTTGTAACAGCCAATGCATCTTACGAATCACAGAATACAACTGCATCATTTGCTAATGGTGCTTTCACTCAGGCCAATACGGCGGCAAATACAATACCACAAAATAGACAAACAACCAATTATGTGTTACAAACAACTGATGCAGGTAAACACATTTACTATACACAGTCAGTTGACGTAAACTTGTTTATACCAAATTCAGGTCAAACAGTATTCGCTAATGGTCATACTATAACAATTATATCCAAAACATCCTCAAGTGCGAATGTGACTATCACGCCAAATACTGGAGTATCATTATTCTTAGCAGGCAATACAACATCTGCTGGTCGTAATGTAACAACATATGGTATGGCAACTCTTATGTGTGTAGACGCAAATACTTGGTTTATTAACGGCACTGGAGTTTCTCCGTTATGAGTGGTATGATGGCCATGGTGGTCGGTAATGCCAGACCCCGTAATACTAGTCTGCCCACAGGTTTAGTTACGGGTGGTTTATCACTATATTTGGACGCAGCAGACACTACCAGTTATATTGGTAGTGGAACAACTTGGACAGATTTGAGTGGTAATGGAAACACAGGAACAATAGTTAATTCACCAGCATATACTTCTGGAATTGGTGCATATTTTAGTTTTGGTAGTGGTGCAACTCAGAGAACAAGTTTTACTTATCAAACACCACAACAAACAGCTTCTACCGCATTTACATGGAATGTATGGGCGTATCCTACAATAAACGGTGATGGTCAAATACTTATGGGGTATAGGGGAAATGCCAATCCGATAACATTCTACAAATTAACCACTCAAAAATTTGAAATGTATCCTGCTGAAGTATTCTATGCGTTTGCTCTTAATACTTGGCAATATATAAGTGCTGTGTATGATGGAACACAAAGCGGAACAAATAACCTAAAATTATATGTTAATGGAACACAAGTGGGTTTGCGAGATGCAGACAGTCCAAGTCTTTTAGCATCCGCTATGCCATTTTATGTTGGTGGTGATCCTATTGGTGCTGAATATGCCACTGCAAGAATTAGTAAAGTATCAATATATAATAGAGCATTGTCTTCTGATGAAATTATTCAAAATTATCATGTTCACAGAAGAAATTTTGGATTATAAAATATAACTAAGCCATTTTAAAATGACAGACAAATAAAGGCACGATAAATAAATCATGGCAAATAAAAACATACTCACAAGCGCATCAAAGGTTTCTCAAATAGACCTTTTGTATTATGCACCAGTTGCAGTAGTACCACCTGCAATTACAATACCAATTCATTCTTACTATTGTTTCTTGGCCAAGCCAACTCCATGGGCAGACAATAATAATCCTGTTACACCAACAGGTGACTTGAAGTCAATGAAACAAATTCAAAAGAATATCTTTGTTGCAAAACAAATTAAGACAAGTGATATTTCACCAGTCATTCAGCGAGTGAACTGGACTACAGGCACAGTGTATGATTATTTCCGTGACGATGTTGATATGTTGGTTAAAGATGCAAACGGTTTTATAACTAAAACATTCTACGTCAAAAACAAATACGACCAGGTCTTCAAGTGTTTGTGGAACAACAACGCTGGAGCATCAACAAGAGAACCATACTTTGAACCCGGTACATACTCAGCTAACAGAATCTTCCAAGGTGACGATGGTTACAAATGGAAATTTATGTACACCATCGACACTGGTCTGAAACTAAAATTCATGGACAAAGAATGGATGCCTGTGCAGGTGGGTTCAAACACTCCTAATCCATTAGTTACCAGTGCAGGTGCGGGCAGTATAGATGTTATCAACGTCATAAATGGTGGGTCAGGATACGACACGGTCAATGCAGTTGTGTATGTTACTATCACAGGTGACGGCACAGGTGCGAGCGCATCCGCAAACGTGGAATCATTAGTGGATGGTGGTTCAGTTAGAGATATTATTGTGGTAAATCCAGGTAGCAACTACACCTATGCCAATATTGCAGTGACTTCCACAATAGGTAGTAACGCCAACGTTACATGGGCAACATC